GTCGATCTCTGTAGCGTTCCTAGCCCAACATTGAATGCAAAGCTGACCAACGCTCCCAAGCGATTTTCGTTAAGATTGTCAGGGCAGTAACGAAGAACACCAGCGATAAAACGCTGTAGGTCTTTCTCAAGGATCGAATCAACTTCGTCTTTGCTGAATACACGGAAGTCCTCTATCTTTAGTGCGAACTTGTCACGCTGATCTACCGGCATCTTGCCCTGCTCGGGGTAAAGCACATGCCCTACCCCGATAGTCCACAGCTTCGCCGGACATTTGTACGGCTTGTATCTCACACCCTCATGGTGCTTGATCATTGCGATTGTGGTAACTGGTATCTTCATGGCAAATTACTTATCAAATAAGCACACAGCAACACAGTTATAGCAAGCCGAGCGTAGATTAAATAGATCACTTGCCAGCTTTGCTGTTGCCACGGCTACCAAACCACATAGCGATGATGGTGCCCAGTAGCGCCATCTCGTCAGCATCAAACACAATCTCCATGATCTGGATCAGCTCACCAATCGAGGTCACCTTGTCACCGTGCATGAATATCCACAGCATGGTCAGCAGGTTGATCAGCACCAGCTCGAACACAAAGATAAAGGTAACGAACGGACGAGTAGCCGCAGTCATGTCCTTGACCCACTGGGAGGACGACTCAAGCATCTTCTCTTGGTTGCTGTAGATCATGCCCATCTGAGCCATGTACTGCTGATGGTCTTGCTCGTCGTTCTCGCGCACCTCTTCCGTCTTGTCGGCTGGCGAGTAACCCTTCTCCGTCAGTGCTAACTGCTGACGCATCTGCATGTGCAGGATGTCTAGTTCGTGCTTCTTGTCCGCACGATCTTGCAGCATATCGAACAGGCGGGGAAACAAGGCTACGATGTAACCGCCAATAGTAGAGATCAAAGTCAGCATGATTCACCTTCCGTAAAGTCGTTCTTCCAAAATCTCGCGCCGCAGTTCTTTCATCTTCTTGACTTCAGTCACCGCTGCTTGGGTCGCAAAGTACATGTCGTAGTACATAAACGCTAGGATCGGCATAACGATGAAAAACATCAGCAGTACAGCTAACACCACAACAATCAATGACCAAGGGACATTCTCGTCATCGCGCTTCTTGTCGTTAGCCACATCAACCCCACTGCCCACGCCACTACGAAAATTACTCCGGAAACCCACGCCAGTTTTGACTTGACTTCCGCTATTCTTTTTCTGCGTCGCCATGATGCTATTTGTGCCAGTCTAATTTCCTCTGCGTGGGCTTCTTCCTGCTCGGCAACGATCCGCTGCCACATTTCTTCAAACTTGCCCCACAGTCCAGATAATTCTGGCGGGCTACGAAACACCATGGTTTCTCTTATTTCAGCCAGCATCGCGTCTAACCTTGACGTAATCAGGATGCGCTTCAATGCCCGCCTGCCAACACTCTCATCGCCCTTGTAGACCTGCTTGGCCTCCAACTGCTCTTTCAAGAACAACTTGCTGATGGCGTCGTACGCATCCATCAGTGCGCCCAACTGATTGCCGATGTCCGTGAAAACATCATTTGGGTCAGCCTTGGCTATCTCCTGCACACGCTGGACTTCTGCGTGGTATTGCTGTTTTTGCGTTGGCGTGGGATCGACGATCTTGTTGTACTGCTCCTTTAGATCATCTAGTACTTCCTTGACTTCCCCTGCCGCGCCTTTGATTTCCTTGTACAGCTCACATCCCTTCTTAACCGCTGCAACAGCAGCATTCGCCGCAGCAAGAAGGGTCAGCGGGTCAATTTACGCCTCCGATGCTTTCCACGAAGTCGTAGCTTCATCCCATGAATACATCTGGCCGTCGTTGGGCGCATCCACAGGCGCTTTCCACTGGCAGGTTTCTTCAATCAACACCCAGCTTGCAAACGGCTTGGGCGGGATGAACGCATCACGCTGCTCGTCAAATGTGTAGCCCTGACCAGCGTAGTTCTTGCGCTTGTTCCCGTTGTAGCTGGTCTGTACCCAGCGGCCACCCAGCAGGCGCTCGCAGAAAGCAGCGCCGATATGTTCTTTCTCAATGCCGCTTGCATCAGAGGTGTCGCGGTTGTCAACGACGATGACGCGCAGAACCTCGTTGTTTGGGCCAAGTTCACAGAAGTGAGCCATCATTCTTCTCCTAATTGCAGTCCAGTTAAACTCTCATCGACACCGATGTGTCCCTTGAGAAAGGTATTAAATGCGATGCTGACACGAGTTTCGTCGCCCACCTTCGTTTGCACCATGTGCTCGAGATGAGATGGGAACAGAATCAAATCACCTGCGCCAACTTCATACCACCAGCTTTCAGAGTTCCAGTGGTTCCATGTCTCTGGCTGTAGCTTGATACGCTCGTAGCCGCTTTTGTAAAAGTAAATCTTGTCTACCAGCCTGTCAGCCTGCGGGTAAAACACACCGCTGATAAAGCTGTTCGGGTGCGCGTGCTTGTGATGCCACTGCCCAGGCTCTGTGTAGTTTGACCACGACTGCGTGATGTACAGGGATACGTCACCTTTAGGATCATGTACCGTCTTGAAATACTCCAACATCGCGTCTTCGATAAAGTCACGGATGTCGGTCAATTCTTTGCCAACCAATATCTTGCGGTCGGCGCTGGTGGTGTTGCCTTCGTTGGCGTAGCGCTCTTGACCGAGGATAAAGTCCAGCTCTGTCTTGGTCAGATCACGACCGAGTCGGGCGAACCCGATAGGCAGCGGGAAAAGGTTCTGGATATTCATCCGTTCACCGCCTTGTCGTACTCGCGCTGCTGACCTGTGATTTGCGCAACCTGCTCGTCAGTCCAGATGGTGTTGATGCTGTCTTCGAAAGCTTTAATCTTTTCCATGGTGTCATGCACTTCTTCCATCGTAGGGCATGGGCGTGGGTCATCCCATACGCTGAAGAAGTTGTTGGTGATCTCCCAGCGTGCGCCCGGACGTAGCAGGTGCATCGCTGTATCAATGCCTACCATCATGTACAGTTTTTTCTCCACTGTTACCTTCCTTTTATGAGTTTAGTTTAAGGATGACGATGCCAGATCCGCCTGCTGCACCAGCTCCAAAAAATGCTCCACCGCCACCGCCGCCACCACCAGTGTTTGCAGTTCCAGAAGATCCTCCTATAGCAGGGGTTCCGGGGTCGCTTGTATTTGCACCATTACCTCCGCCACCAACTCCACCTACTCCAGCTGTTCCGTTATAAGCACCGCCACCACCCCCGCCAGCATAGGTAACAGATGCACCAGAAAGGGTAGACGCTGCTCCCGCTCCACCGTTTCCTCCAAGAGAAGGAGGCGCAGATCCATTCCCAGCAATTGCACTAGCACCGCCACCGCCGCCACCAGCGCCATTTGTGCTTGCAGACCTTACTCCAGAACCCCCATTATTTCCTTGGGAAGGAGATGTTGCCGGAGTGTTTCCCACTCCCCCAGCCTGCGTTGTTCCATAACCACCACCTCCGCCACCAGATCCTCCCGCTGCTCCAGTGCCGGGAGATGGACCACCTCTACCACCTGCACCTCCACCGTTAGACGTGATCGTAGAAAATGCAGAATTTGCGCCGTTAGATCCAGCGTTAGCTGATCCACCAGCACCACCAGACCCTCCGGCACCAACGGTAATAGCGTAAGACTGCCCACTAACCACAGGGAAAGCCGTTCCTGTTCTGAATCCCCCAGAACCACCCCCGCCACCAATATCAGAACCGCTTCCACCACCGCCAGCTACTACTAGGTAGTCCACACTCACCACGCCCGGCGGACAAGTCCACGAGCCGGAAGCTGGGAACGTCAGCACGCCTGTCTGTGGGGCTAGGTATCTAATAATGACAATGCCGCTGCCGCCTGCGCCGCCTGTGCTAGTCCCAGTCGCCCCTCCGCCTCCGCCGCCAGTATTTGCAGTGCCAGATGTTCCAGATGCTCCACTAGGAGGGGTTGTTGCAGCTCCAGCGCCACCACCACCAGCGCCTCCAGAACCTGCTGTGCCGGGTAAATCGACCGCACCGCCACCACCACCAGCATAGGTGACACTTGAACCAGAAATGCTAGACGCGGTGCCAGCGCCTCCGTTGCCACCTGTGCTTCCGGTTGCATTAGCGCCAATTGCGTTTGCGCCACCACCACCGCCGCCACCAAAATTAGGTGAACCAGCACCATTCCCACCATTGTTACCCTGTGATGGAGATGTACTTGGCGTATTTCCCGCACCGCCTACACCATTAGTGCTGCCACCACCACCACCTGAACCACCGCTTAATCCATCTCTATTCGGCGTAGAACCACTGCCGCTTCCACCACCACCGTTAGCCGTAATTGTTGAGAATATTGAATTTGAACCTGATGCACCTTTGCCTGTAAACGTAGCTCCGTTTCCACCACCGCCGACAGTAATTGTGTAGGTAGTCCCAGGTATAACGGTTAGTCCTGTTCCCGTTCTGAATCCACCAGCGCCTGCTCCACCACCGTTGCCTCCACTTGCTCCACCACCACCTGCCACTACCAGATAATCTACCTGCGACACGCCGTCAGGGCATGTCCATGTGCCGGAGCTTGTGAATGACAGCACCACCGTGTTGGTAGGTATGCCCGGCCACACGCCTGCTTTTATAGCCTGTAATGCCTGCTGTAGCGTCCAGATGCCAGATGCCTGCGTCGTGCTCGGTATGACCGGCGCACGCGTCATTATTCTGCCGGGATAATCACTCATGTCTTACCTTATTGATTGCACTTGATGATGACAATACCAGAGCCGCCTAATCCATTACCGCCACCGCCGCCTTTACCACCACCACCGCCGCCTGTGTTTGCGGTTCCAGCCACACCAGAATTAGGGTTGACAGCGCCAGCGCCACCACCGCCCGTACCACCAGAAGACGCTACGGCAGACGGAGAAATGCTATCGGTTCCGCCGCCACCACCCCCGGCATATGTTACTGATGTTCCACTTATAGAAGATGCAGTTCCATTACCACCATTGCCTCCTCGGTTGCTTGTTGCATTTCCTCCAACAGCCCCAGCGCCACCACCGCCACCAGAATTTGTCCAAGTTAAGTTATCTGAAGTGCCAACGCCACCATTGTTCCCTTGGCTTGGATTTGTTGAGGGTGTATTGCCAGCTCCGCCAGCATAAGCTCCATTAGGAAACCCAAAAGATCCGCCGCCAGAACCGCCACTACCACCTGTACTGTCAGGGCTTCCAGCGCCTCTTCCGCCGCCATTAGAAGTTATAGTGCTAAACGTGGAATTCGCACCATTAGAACCAATAGCGCCACCAGCGCCAACTGTTACTGTGTACTCTGTACCGCCAGTTACAGACAACGCTGATCCAGTTCTAAATCCACCTGCGCCACCTCCCGCACCAGCTGAAGAACCAGTTGAGGTTTGCCCAGCACCACCGCCACCAGCTATAACCAGATAGTCCACGCTCGTCACGCCGACAGGAGCAACCCATCTGGCAGTAGAGTTGAACACAAAGATAGACTGATTAGGTGCTGTGTAGCGTAGGATGACAATGCCAGAGCCGCCAGTGCCGCCGCTTACATTTAAGCCAGAACCACCACCGCCACCTCCGGTATTAGTAGTTCCATTTGAACCAACAGTAGATGCTGAACCATTTCCACCTCCTCCCGTTCCTCCTGTTCCTGCTGTGGCTCCAGTATCAGTTCTTCCACCGCCACCGCCGCCGCCAGCATAAGTTACAGAAGCACCGCTTATAGAAGAAGCAGTTCCATTACCACCAGAACCTGATGCTGAACCTGAAAAATTTGCTCCTGCTGCTCCAGCACCGCCACCACCACCCGAACCTGCATAAGGCAATCCAACGCCATTACCACCATTATTTCCTTGTGAGGGCGATGTTGATGGAGTATTTCCAGAACCACCAGCAAAAGTAGTAGTTGCACCACCACCGCCTCCTCCAGATCCACCATTTAAAGCTGGACTATCTGTACCACCACCTTTACCACCGCCACCACCACCATTAGAAGTGATTGTAGAAAAAATTGAATTTCCGCCATTTGCGCCTACATTTGATACGCCCGGCGCACCAACTCCTCCTGCACCACCGCCACCAACTGTAATTGAATATGTTGCACCGGGAGTTACTGCCAAAGCGGTTCCAGTTCTAAATCCACCAGCCCCACCGCCACCACCGGCACCACCGCCGCCTCCACCTGCGCCACCAGCCACAACTAGATAATCTACAGCAGTCACACCCGCAGGCGCAGTCCACGTACCGGACGCCAAGAACGTCTGGACAACAGTTACCCCTCTAGGCCACGAGCCAAGATTCCAAATGCCGGACGCAAAGCCGGGCGTGTACAGCGGCGAAGACGCGCTGATAATGTTGCCGGGATACCCGTGAATCGCCATCGCCGCTCCTTACGAGCTGATCTGTTCGTAGCTTACCGAGAAGGATATTGCGTTGTTCGTGCCGCTGGCAACGATGACAGCCTTATCCTCCAGCAGATAAGTGGCCGTCGTCTTGTCCATCACAATCAGCGACGCAAACGCAGGAACAGAAATGTTTGATGCAATCGGGAACGCGTTAGCCGATGTCACCACCACAGCGTTACCTGCCACAACGTTGCCGCTGGTGAAAATCATCACCGTGCAGTTCGCCGCCGTGTTGGTCTGGTTAGCAGCCACAATCTGGTCTAGCTTGAAAACGTTGCCAGAGTTGACCGCGTTGGTAACGAGTACAAAGTTAGACGTGTTTGCAGGCGTCAGATAAGTGGTCTGACCGTAAATTTGCGTAACGTTAACGATATTAGGATTAGGCACGATTAATTACTCCTTAAATATTCGATGGCCTTGGATAAAACTTCAGGGCTTTCTTTCATAGAACCAATTGCAACATTGCAACCATGACATAAAAGACCTCTCACTTTGCCAGTCGAATGACAATGATCAACATGCAGACCTCTGGCTGTTTGCGGCTTCATTTCGCAGATCTTACATTTGCCTTGTTGGTTTTGATACAACTCAATCAAAAACTCTTTGCTAACTCCATACTTGTAATTGCGCGACGCCCACCGATCAAGCCAAGTCCTTTGATGCCATCTGTTTCTGCATTGCTCTTTATGACATTCTCGACAAACACTGTTTGTTCTTCCGCCATCCTTGTCAACATAAAACTTGGCTATATCGGTTTCGCCGCACTTCGGACAGCAAGGCGGCTTTTTAATTGAGTCGCCTTGCTTCTTCTTGTACTCAGGATCCGCCCATCTAGCCTTTGCCCGTTCACTTGCTTCCTTCCTTTGCTCATCTGTCCACATGGCTTTATCTCCCAAAAGCCACAGTATAACATTTGGGCGCTAGAAGCCGAAAATGAGCGCCATAGCGATTGCTTTGCCTGTGGTAATGCCAGAAGCTGTTGGAGTCTGGCTGACCCAATGCGTTCCGTTACTTGTTAGCACATTGTTTGCCGTACCCGGCGCAACCAGCGTCACCGTGCCGGTGTTGTTGCCAACCACCACACTGCCCAGTGTCAGGTTTGCCCTGCCCGTGCCGCCGTTAGAAACAGTCAGCGGGTTGGTAATCGTGACGTTGGAAGCTGCAAACTCTGTAATGTAAGTTGTGGTTTCGGCGACATTGATGCTGTCGTTGAAGATCACCATCGATCTGCCATTCGGAACCGTTACCGTGGTGCCCGTCGGCGACGCATTCGACCCGTTGGAAATAACCACCGAGTTCGACAGATTGTTGACGATGATGTACTGCTTCTCTATCGGCGGGATAAACAGCGTCTGACGGTTGGTAATCGTGCCAACTAGGTTCAGTTCTAGGTTACGCGCCACCTGCGTCGCGTTCGTGTCGGTCAGCGCAATAGCAACGTTAGAGCTGGCAAACGTGACGTTGGCTGACCCAGTAATCGCTTCTTCTAGCGCAGTGCCCAAGTTGGTATTCGTGGTAACGCCCCACGTACCGGCCTGATCGCCCGTGCCGATTAACTCAATCTTCAGGCTGCTATATGTGCTTGCCATGATGTTTCCTTACTAAATTGTGTTTATGAGCTGCCAGCTTGTGTTGTCTGTCGTGCTCAAACTTCCCCAGCCCGGCGACTGCGGATTGTTAATCTCCACCCAATCAGCCGTCTGACTATCATTTATCAACTCCCACAAATACCTGCAACTGACAACATCTGATGCTCTAGCACTCTCTGTAGAAAATACGTCATTATCGGATTCTGCCCCATCTACATCTAAAGCGGTCGTGTTCTCCGTAATCGTGACCATGAACTGCGCCAACGCGCTAATCATGTCTTCCGTCGATACAGATTCCGCGATGTTTGCAACAGTGATTCTGGTTACGTTCGCCGTGTCTGCTATCGCCGCAGACTCGCTGACCGCACCTGCAATACCAAATCCGCTCTTAACCTCTATCGATGCGTTCGCAGTTTCACTTGCTACGCTCGTAAATACAAGTCCGCCCGCTACCGTGTCTGACGCATTCGCACTCTCGCTGACGCTTCTCTCTACTGTTACAAACGTCCTGACCGTATCACTCGCATTTGCCGTCTCGCGTACCGACGCGCCAAACGTTGCCTGCGTTGCTACCGTCTCCGACGCCGTCACAGATTCCGACACCGCGCTGGTAAAGATCACCAGACTGCTGACCACATCTGTGATCGATGCCGACTCGGATACGGCACCGGACAAAACAAACGTGCCTGATATCTGATCCGCCGCCGTTACCGTTTCTGCTATCGTCACCGCCGCATTTAATGCAGCAGCTACGATGTCTACAACCTGTACTGATTCCGATACTGTCGCCGCAATCGGCGGTGTTGCCGCTACGTTGACGCTATCCGATGCGGTAATTAAACCGCCGTTACCAAGTCCCCAGCCGTCTGATCCCCACGGGCCGTTACCCCAGCCAGCATTCGAAATAAGCGGATAGTAGACCGAGCAGCCCCAACCGGCCTCGCCCCATGTGCCACTACCAAATCCGCCATCGACTTGCGCCACATATTACTCCGCAGACTCCAACTCATCTTGCTTAAACCAGCGCGAATGAACCTGACCATCATCGCCAGTCCAATCAAGCAAACACCATACGGTGCCATCCTCATCCATACGCATGGAGGAAATCGGACCCTGCGGTACAACTGCCTTGAGCTTTACAACGTCACCCTTCTTGTACATGTTCAGCTCCTATCAGGTCGCATCAAGGTTGAAAGAGTAGGTAACGTTCAGAACGTCACCGCTCACCACCGTACGGTCGCCAGGCGCTTGGAAGTCAGACACCGAGAACAACAGGCCAGATGTGCCAGTCGCTACGTTAGCCAAGAAAGCACCTGCAATCGTCGCGTTCGCATTCATCGTGAACGACGCGGTAGAAGATGCGTTGTTGATGTTCGATGGATCTGCCAACGTTGCCGCACCAAATGTCGCCGCCTTGCGGTTGCCCGTGTAGCTTGTATTCTCATCCCAGCCCGGATGGGTTGGCAAAGTATCGCCACCAGAGAACGTGGTGCTGGCAGAAGTGCCATTCACCAAACCGATGTACCAAGCAGCCGTGTAAGTACTGCCGGTGAAGTACTTGTTGTTCATGTCTTGCAAGCCGACATTCACGACAAGGTTCGGGCAGATGTCTACCCATTTTTCGTTACCCTCGCTGTCATAGCAAGTAACGGTAAACACACCACCAGCCGACAGCTTCTCATCAAAGCCTGTTTTGCGAGCGACAGCGCCGTTGACGGTTTCGCTTGACTTAGAAGTTTCAATGCTCATAGCTACTCCTCAATTAATACGTATCAGCGCACTCGACGCCGTGTCAGGTGGCAACACTACAGAAAACGTGCCGTTGCCAGCCTGCGTCTTGTCACTACCAAAATCCAAAGTGGCTACCGACGCATTTGCTCGAGTGAAGTTGTATATCAACGCCCCTCTAGTTACAAACTGTGCCGGGTTCCACACCACATTATCAAAGCTCACATACACAATACCGTTACTCGTGGAGTTGACGGTAACGTTTGCCAACGTCTGACCACCAGCCACGTACCCAGCGCCAGTAATCTCGTTAGTCGAAGTGTACTCATTTGTGTTCTGATCTAGCTCTACGTACCCATCGTACAAAGCCATCTTTAAAGTGTCCGACGCAATGTTCTGGCGACCATTCAGAATGTCCACCTTGAACTTAGTAGTCAGACCTTGGTAAATCGTCATGTGACCCTCACCCTAACCTGACCACTACGGTATGCGTCCTGACGCTCCATACCATCGCCCAGACGTTTCAGTTGACCCATAGCCTCGTTGTATTTGGCCTCGACGTTGGCAATCAAATCCTGTTCACCCTTCATGTACAAGTACGCCTCGCGCAGGCTGCCGTATAGCAGTACTGGATCGTAGTTATCACCCAGCCATGTGCGTCCGTCTGGCGCAGTCGTAATTGACTCTGGGTAATAGTAGTAGTGCAGCTCTACCGTGTACGCCGCATTTGGCGTCGGACCCAAGATGAATGACAGCTCGTCCGTCACAACGTTGCTAGTGGTCGTCGGACCAAAGATCGCGTAGTACTGCGGCAATCCTGTATCCGCTGGCGTAGGGTAAGCAGCACGGATGTAGTTCACATCCTTGTTCAGCAGGTAGTGATACTCCTCGGTCGCAGTGCCGTAGTTCTCAATCACAGCCAACGAGTACACCGCCAAAAAGTCATTCGGCGCAGACAAGTACTTGTTGTTGGTCGACAAGATGCCGGTCTTGTTTGCACGCAGCGCAGGAACCTGCACCGTGTTGTAGACACGAGTCTCTGGCTGACGGATAAACGTCGGAATGTAGGAGATGAACTCCTGTTCGTAGTTTTCCGTGTACGACTGAATAGCCGCGACCAACTCCGTGTACGTCATGCCATCGGACCCCTAGCCATTACACCCTTGGTAGCCGCGCCCGTGCCACGAATCTTGATGCCGGTAGTCTTGGTGTCTTCCCGACCAGGATCGCCCGCAGACACGCGCTGCACTGCCGTGCGTGGACCCAGCTTGTCAACAGCGATGTTGTTGGGATCGTCCATCTTCTTCAGCTTGGCAGACACAGCCTTGCCAGTCATCGTGTGAGGAGGGGCATAAACCGAAGCGGGACCAACCTCTTTCCCACCCTTTTTCATAGAGTACTTTGCCATGTCAGCCTCACTTGGTTTTTTGGTTCTGAATGCGAGCCTCGTTGCGCCCGTATTTTTTCAGATCAGCAGTGGTCACGCCACCTTTTTTCATGCCTTTGTGCATACGCTTCTCGTGCCCTCTGACTGCTTTGTCAGCTACTGTCTGCATTGACTTCTTGTCCATCATTCACTCCTAGTTGATAGTCACGTTTGCTACCGTCGTTTGCGCCACCAAGTTGTTCGGTGTCAACCCTGCATCATTTGCCCTAGCCCCGCCAATCGGTGCCCAACCCCACTGGAAGATCCGGCTACCACCACCGGGGAATCCATCCTGCAAGATGTTTGTGCCAGAGTTGTAGTCTGCCTGCAACCCCGTCATACCAGACTGCCAGTACGACAAATCCGGCCTTGGCTCCCGTACCGCTTGGGGGTCTGAAACCGGATATAGGCCAAGACTCAACTGCGGCTGGTCAGGTTCCCAGCAAGTCGGACACACCTTGATCTTGACGTTCTTCGTCTTGATCGTCAGCGTCTTCAACACTTTGAGCTGATACCGGAAACCACACCGGTCACACTCTGAAATACTCTTTTTACCACTAGCGTACTTGCTAGGCATACATCACCTATATGTGATCATGCGCGGCACCAGTCTATCCGGTGCCTTTTCCCGATCCTCGCCAGCCGCCATCTCCCACGCCTCGTCATACTGCGCCTTCAGAAACTGAATGCGCTCCAGACCACCAGGAACCTTCATCGCCAACCGGTATGCCAACCCGCAGATGATGGCCTCCTGAAAGCGGAATGGGATGTCCTCAACGTTTACACCGTTGCCTGCGTCAAACATTCTGCGCAGCCGCCAGTACACGAAGTAGTAGTACGGAGTCTGTGCCGTTCCCTGATCTGGTGACGGCCAAACGTTGATCTGCGGATTCTGCGGTGTTGCGCCCGGCACGTCGGTTGTCTGGCCGCTACGACGGTTTATCCAGACTTGGATCGGACGCCCTTGCGTGAGCTTGTTCGGGATCGTCGCGTAGGTCGAGACAGAGATGCGGTTGATGTTGATGTCTGACTGGGTGCCAATCTGACCGGGATTAGTTCGAATAACATGTTCCAGAAGATCCACGGTGTCAATAGGTAGATCATAGGTAACCTGCCCTTGTACAAGCGGAATCGTTGCCGACTCGATAGTCCATAAATTGATGCCACGGTTTGCCCACTCCGTCAGCAACAAGTTCAAGCTGCGCCGAGCAGTACGAAAATCGTAGCCCGTACGCATCTCAAGACCGCAACGCTCGAAAGCTTCTTCGAAGATTTCGTTGACGGTTGGATTGAACGTCGTTGTAGAAGTGGTGTATGCCATTACCTAAATCTCGCAGTCTTCTGTGCTATACCCTTGGGCTGTTTAACAAACTGCTTTCCTGCTTTCTTACCTGCCCGCTTTGCCTTCGTCGTGGCGGCATACTCGGCTGGACTTAGAGCCTTAATCGCCTTTTCCGGGAGATAACGCTCTCCGGTCTTTGACGATGGCTTGCCGCTTTTCGTTCGCCACTTTTGCTCGCCCCAAGATTTAAGGCTTTGCTGCGGGGCTTTCATACTAGTCCCTGTACCCGCCGCCGGCGGCTTTGTACTTCTTAGCCACCAACTGCGCTTTACGGGCTGACCAAAGTCCTGCGCCGGTGCCATGTGTTGCTGCGGCCTTTACCTGAGACACAATCCTCTTACGCAGCCCGGGCTTGGTGTAGTTGCCAGCAGCGTTGACCTTTGACCGCTTGGCAGCGCCACGCACAGCATCCTCCACCGACGGCTTACCCAACCGCACGGAGCCGCCCTTGGCATATTCCGTGAAGTCAGTATTGTCCCGACGAGGTTTTACCCTCGCCTTTGGCATCTTTTTGGGGTTGATATCCCCCATGCCGCGAGATGGTCTCATCTCAGCAGTACCCGCCTTTTTTCATGCCCTTGTTGCCTGCCATCTTGACCATGGTGCCCTTGGTCTTGCCTTTAACAGCAACGCCATCACGGCTAGGAGCGGCAGTCTTGACTGAACCCATTTTCGATGCGGTCATACCGCCCGAGGCCATCTTCTTAACGCCACCGCCTTTAGCCATCTTGCCTTTACCGTCAGCCGCAAACGCTGGCACTTTCTGACCGTCCTTCATGACCATAGGCATACCACCATCAGCGTAGCCACCCATCGCCATTTTCTTAACCTTGCCGCCGTGCTTCATGCCGCTCATCTCACTCATCTCATGTTTGATCATCGACTTCGGAGCACCCTTCTTCTTCATGAAGCCGATCTCCTTCTTGACCATTGCTTTTGACTCTTTCATTTCGCCTCCTTTGGCTTTTTTGGAAAGGCCAGCTTCGGAAAGACCGATGGCAATGGCCTGCTTGGGGTTGGTTACCTTCTGACCTGACGATGACTTTAACTTGCCAGACTTGAACTCACTCATGACCTTGCCAACTTTAGCCTGTCCACCTTTGGCAAAGCGCTGTGTCATCTGATCGTTCGGACCAGACATGGCTTGCGGCTGCATGTTGAACGTCTGATTCATCCCGCCACTCTGACCCCCAGCCTGCGGTTGGTTGCCATAGAACGGATAAGTGGGCTGCTGCACTTGGCCGCCGGTGACGCCACCGTCAGCAAACTTCCGACGCTTTCTCATACCATTTTCCCTCTGGTTTTACCGCGTTGAGCGCAACCATCAGCGCGGGCAGAAGCAGACCCAGCCATTCCGCCGCGAGCCTTTTTTTCTACCTTTGGCTTACCTTCGCCAGTCGCAGTGCGATAACCTTGATCGGTCATCGCGTCCATCTTTCTGTACAAAGCATCTAGCTCTGGCACGGACTCGCCACGCGCCCTGCGTGCCTCAAGCTCTGTGATGCGAGCTTGAATCTGTGACATATCCATCAGCAAACCTTCCCGCGAGTCTTGCCACGTTGAGCAATGCCATCTGCGCGCTTGGAAGCAGATGACACAGTGCCACCCTTCTTCAAGCCAAACGTGCCTAAAAGCGCTCTTAGGCGGGTGCTCTTGCCAGTGTCGCTGAACTTGCTTTTAGGAGTAGGCTGGAAATCAGACGCAGCTTTAGCGCGCTCTTTCATGCCACTTTCATCTACACCAAAAGACTGACTTGCACGCTTGGGCGCTTTCTTTGCAGGCTTGCGAGTGATGGTCTTCTTCTCTTCAACCACTTCGGCTGATGGAGTTTCATCCTCGCTTAACTTCTTTATGTACTTGCTAATGCTGCGCGGCTCATCATCTTCACCGCCGCCAAAGCCAATGTCAGTACTGCGCCCGCTGCGCATGTAATCGCTAGACTCAGTATCGCCCACGTCAGGTGACTTCATGCGGCGACCGCTGTAGTCGCTGCTTTCTATCATGCTTGCCGGTGCTTCTTCATTGTAAGAACGCTCTGGAAAGCGCGTGCGCACCACCTCGCCGGAACCAGACCGCACAGGATTGCCGTAGCGATCACGCAGAACGCCGCCATCTTGGTAACGCTTGACCTTCTTCTTCATAACACCCTCCGTTGCGACTCAATCAGTTGATCTATCTTGGTCTCAAGACGATTAAACCGCTGGTCAATATGATCTGTGATGCGATCTACTTCTGCCTTGGTAACGTTATCCCGCGCAATCTCCTCACGCGTCTTGTTCAACAAGATCGTGATGCGTGCCAGCTCGGAAAACTTCTCATGGGCAATGTACGCAAACAAGCCCACGAACAGCGACAGAGCGCCATTCCAAACGAATGCTAAGTCCACGGTTAACACTTCCACCTTTTCAAAGAAGCCGCCTTCCTTGTTGGGCGACCTTTCTCGTCTTTCATGGGTCCCGGCATTCCAGACATCCGAGCGCAAAAGGAACGCTTGCGAGCGCCACCCTCTGGCTGCGGAGCCTTAAGATTGCTGCCAGTAGCTTTGTTGTACTTCGCCCTGCCTTTGGCAGTTAGACCCGCGCCCTTGGATGCGGGCAGCTTTTCGCCGCGACCGATAGCAAGGGATGGGGTCTTCTTAGCCATAGAACACCGTCACGTTTGCACCAACACTGGTGACAACCGTCAGGTTGGATCTGCAAATAATGCCCTGATCAGGGATGTTCAGCGGAGTTACACCTGCCACACCGGGCGCTGTAAACACCACTAGGTTAGATGCTCCATCTCTGATCTGTACCGTGGCCGTCGTGCCGTACTGAATCAGACCGCCCTTTAAACGGGTGCGGCCTTCAAGCACGACAGTCGTGGCGTTGGCAGGGCATATACCTGGCCGTACGTCTGATTGCATAGCCATAGCGGCCCCCTATTAGTTGTTCTGCTGACCAAAGAGGGGATCAGTAACGTAGTAGAGGATGATGCCGCCAACGTTGCCAACAGCCGAACTCTTGCTTTCGGACGTAATCTTGACGTTCTGGGTAGCGCTCATCACAAGACCAAGGCCTGCGCCGTTACCAGCAGAGCCAGGTGTAATCGTTGCCACAGCAGAAGCGCCGTTAGCAAGGTAAGAAACGTTGTTAGTTGCGCCGTCAACTGTCACATAGCCAACGTTCATGGTGCCCGAAGTCAAAGCATCGGTGATCATGACGTGCGTTACAACAGCGTTAGCAGGAAGAATGACTTCAGCAGTCTGACCCTGTGCAACGACAACGTTGCCAGAGACTGCCGCGTTAGCAACGAAGAAGGTTGCTGCCATGACGCCGGTGCCACAATAGGCTTGGCGAGTGTTATCACCGCCGCCCGAACGCCAAATGGATTGGGTAGTAGATACAGCCATCGAATTGTCCTCTCAAGCGAGTTCGGTATGGCAATCTGCTTGACGTCAGCCGGGACTGTTTGCCACACCCGGGATTCCCGGAGTTACTGCGTTATAGCATAAATTTATGAAAAAAGGGGGGTTTATCACCCCCCTTCTATTACGCGCCCTGCGATGCGAACATGCCAAGTGGATCGCTGAATCCAAAGCTGTAACGCTCACGTGATTTGTATCTCACGTTCCCTGTATCAAAGTCACCATCCATGGAATTGGACATCGGCGTACGAACAAAGTGCTTCATGCCGTTTGGAACGTCAGTGGTCAGGAACCATGCGTTGTTATCGGTCAAGTAGTGGTTGATCGTATAGCCTTCTGGGATGGAACCGTTGTTAACGATCGCGTTCACGTCGTTGTCATTGGTACCAGGACGCAGTTGCGTTTCCAGCAGTCGGGTTGCCACGAACTGCAATGCTGGAGGCACAACCAGTTTACGTGGGCGTGCGGCGATCAGCAGACCACGTTCGTCAGTCCAAGCTGCGATCTGGATAACTGCGTTTTCCAACGCGGTTTCCGAGAGGTCAACTTGAGTCGACGGAGTGTTGCTGTTGGTGCCACCGCTAACCAGCGGGTGTGCTGTGCTGAACAGAGCCACGCCGTCACCACCGGGGTAGTTAGACGAGAAGCCGTTGTTCAGTACTGCTGCTGCCTTAACCTGCTTGGTGTAAGCCATCGCACGAGCCAGCGCCTTGGTATAACGAGCCGACAGGCTGTCATACAGGTTGTCCTCGATGGCCTCTTCGGTCAGCGAGAAACCCAGAGCGATGGTTTCGTGGTTGTATCGTGCGGTCCAAGCTTCCTGGCCGTTGTCGTACCGGATCGCAGAACCTTCGTTCTTGACCGGTGCGGCACTAAAGCCAGAGAGCTTGGTCTCTTCTTCGAAGGAACGCTCAGAGGTCTCAGTTTCGTAGATCTCTTTGTGTTCTTCACCATAACGAGCGTACTCCATGCCGAACAAAGCGTTCAGGCCAGGCAGTAGCTCTTTCAGTAGTTGTGCGCGTGAAATAGCCATGTCTTACTCCTTAAACACCAGTCGGGTTCAGATACGCATGACCGCCAGTTACCGTCGAGGTAACGAGGTTAGACGTATTGGTGAACGTGGAAACAATGTACGGTGCGTTGAATTTGCAGATGAACTCGCAATAGCCGTTAGCGCTATTCGAAGTATCAGGAACAATATCAACAACGCGGATTGGCAACGATGCAGTAACGGCAAACGAAGTGCCAAGAATTGCAACTTGCGAATCACCAGTGGTGTTAGAACCGTTGTTCTGCACCAGCGCTGCGTTCAGACCGATCTGCTCCGAGCTGTAGAAAGCCACGGTAGTACCGGAAGAAACAGCAGCAACCTTGAACAGAACGTCCGGATCATCCACTACGTACGCCTGAATGTCATCGGCGTTAGTGCTGGCCGTGTACGACTGAAAGAACAGTTTTTGCTTGGTTGATGGGTTGGTATAAGTGCAACCCAAGAAGATGCCAACCGGAGTCGCAGTCGTTGTGCCCGTATCTTTGACGATAGTACCGTCAGACGCCAGCTTGACCACATCACCATAGTAAATGCTGGTGTTGTAGGCAGCCGCGATACGGAACAGACGAGTCGAACCGGCGTACACCTGCCCGCCGATCAAATTGACCGGCTGAAGCCCATAAGGCTTCGATACAGTAGGATATGCCATCGTTTACTCCAAAAAGTTTAAGTACCGCCACCTCTCGAAGTCGATGAATTCGACTCCTTGAAGAGCGGCATACGTGGGTCATTTTGCCGCATAAGGTTGTTGTCCACCGCCTTGATTTGCTGTTCCGACTGTTGCAGGTAATGGTGATTACGCTGCTCGGCCAACTCCTCTGGCGTCTTGCACAACAACACATCGCCAATTTGAACGCAGTCTTTCCATCTGCCTTCGCCATTGACTAGCAGTTGATACTGCGGTTGCTCCTCGACCTTGACCGGCTCCCAACCTTCCTTCAACTTCATGGAAATGTTACGAGCGTCAGTTTGCCCCTGAAGCAATACGCGAATCCAACGATACTTGTACCCTGGCTGCTTATCTGGTTCTGGCAGAAGCTCCGGTGGCATCCACTGCTTGGGACGCTCCGCTTGAGTACGAGTTTCGATATTACGTGGTGTACGGTTCTCAGCCATTTATCTACCCTCCAGTTTCATCATTTCCTTGACGTACATATCCAGTGGAACGCCCAATTTTTTGGCCGCGTTTACCGCCGACTGCGAAACTTTGACTTTTTTGGAGCCAGTAGTACGCGTCGCTGGAGCTACGACAGGAGCGGGTTTTTCACGCTGGGGTTTTGGTTCCGGCGCTTCGGCTTCTTCCCGTTCTTCAAAATGCTCTGGGAATCGACGACGCATAGTGTCGTCAACCTTCTTCCAGTATTCGTCCGTGGACGGATATGACGCCCCGTACTGTGAGACTAGCTTCTGATGCAAGCCCAGAGCCAAGCTAGTCATTTCCTCGTCCTTACCGAACCATTCGTTGCGCTCTTGCCACGCAACTGCCCTGTGGTCAGGACGAGGCACTGGATTTGGTTGCGTTTGTACCTCAGTTTCAGGATCTTGTCTAGACGGAACAAAATCGTTAACTCGCTGCAACCTAAACTGCGCGGTGTTCAGCCGTGCTTGGGCTTCGACCAGTTGGTCTCCGTCACCAAGATCGTACGCTTCTTTGTACGCTTTCTTGGCCGCATCAAACTCTAGCTCCGCAGCATTCTTGGCTGTCTCGACGTAGACTTGTTCGCCTTGGGTCAGCCGACCTTTCAGCGTTTGATTCTCCGCCATCAGCCGCTTGGCATATTCCAATGCCTCCTGCTGCTCACGTAATGCCGCCTCCTTCTCGCGGCGCTCGTCGTGCCAGACCTTCTTCATCTGCTTCAGACGAAGCTTGACGTTCTCCGAATAATCCTCAAGCTCGTCGTTCTCTAATTCCTCGACAACCTCCTTGGGCATAGGCTCGCGGCCCCTGTCCTGCGGCGGTGTGTCATCCTCAATTTCGAACTCAAATTCCTCGGAAGTGGAATCGTTGCCACCCTCATCAGGAAACTTGTATTCATCCTGCTGCATAGTTGCCATGTGTTTCTCCTTTGTTAAACCCGGCTAATGCCGCGTGGGTCTTGGACCACGGCCTCTACCACGTCATCATTCAGAAGTCTGAACTCTTGACCGTGGATCTTGAGGCGGGTGCCGGTGTTCGGACGGGCGAGAATGAAATCCCCTTCCTTGCACCATGGGCCGTTGGGGAACCGCTTTTCATCTTTGTAGCAGTCTGGTCCCATCTTGATTACAAAGAACACAGTTGCCAGCACCTGCTCAAAGTGGATGGTTGAATCCGCCTTGACTAAGCCGCTGTCAAACTTTTCCTCGGCAGGCGGAAGCGCTACTAGGATGTGATACCCAGTCGGCTCCGGCAGTTGCTTTGCTTTCTCCTCGGCTGTTTCTGGCAGCGTCGAAGTCTCGCCATCTTGGCTGGCGATTAAAAGTTCACTCATCTGAAAACTCCATTTTCTTTGCGAGGTCAAGGATGTAGCCCTCTGCTAGGGATAAGCCTCGAATCTCCCCGCAAAGTTTTTGATAGTCAGCGAAGTCTTTGGCCGCGTTGTTAGCCACTGCTTCAACTATCTGATCACGCTTGTCACGTACCTGTTTGATCAGCACCTCAAGCGCTTTATCCATAAATTACCCTTTCGGTTTTGATGGTGTAGGGCGGAGCATCTCTGCGCGATCCTTGGCAATTCGTGAGCCAATTTCCACGCCTTTGACTTCCATCTCCGCTTCCAATCTGGCCTTCTCTGCCGCTGTTTTGACACCGGC